GTTTCTTATCACATAATCCACGCTTACCAAACTCACAAAACTTACAATTCTTTTGCCTATCACCTGGCTGTTTTGGATATTCTCTTACGTTGAATTTTCCCTCATCATCAAATACATCATCTACAAAGTTAATAAACTCATTATAAATTTTGTTTACAGTTGGTTTACCATTTGCTGGAATATGTTTTGACATATACGGAATTGGGAATGGTGCATCTTCATATAGTTTTCTTCTCATAATCTGATACTCAACTTTAATCTTATCCAATGGAATATTAAATAATTCAGAATAGTACTTCTTATATAGAACAATTTGAGCGTTTTTAAACTTATCAGCTTTAGCGTATTTGTTCCACCCCATTGTTGATGTTTTTAAATCAATAATAATAATTGAATTATCCGATAAATCTCTCATTACCACATCAATAAATCCTATGAAACTTACACCTTCTTTAATCTTAGCGTTTAGTGGTATCTCTATCCCTACTAACTCAAATCCAGTCTTTGTATAAAACTTATCTATCTTTGCTTTGAACCATTCTAAGATTCGTCTACCATCACCATAGAACTCTTCTAATTCCAATTGAGAACATATAGTTCCCTCTGATAATTTTTCAGTTTCGTTTGTATATTCTTTTCTCATCCAATCCAACAACAATTTATCGGTATCAATTTCCATTGCTTGTTTCTTAGAAACTCCATACATTACCGAAAGGAAATGTTGAATCGTTTCATGTATGCTCGTTCCGAAAATTGTATATATGTTTGCTGATGATTCTCCCAACTTATCTATGTACCTCAACTTATATTGTTGAGGACATGATGAATATGTTGAATATTGTGAAAAGCTTACTCTTGCCATAAATGTTTTGTTTGTTATACAAATATACGAAAAAAGTTTGGGATTACCAAACTTTTCTCACTTTTATTGTATTTTGTATTTGTTACGATAAATCAACAGTGATTAGATTCATATCACCACCCCATTGTCCATCCGATGTACCTTCCTCAACGTATATGTTGGCAACATTACCAGTAAAGGTAACTTTAGTTGTAAATGGTAATTCAGCGGATAATACAGGCCCCATAGTTGCTTTGGCTGTTTCTAAATCAGATGTTTCCATAATAATAGAAACTATATCTTTTACTTTCTGGGTATTTGTCATAATTTATACTTTTATTTTTAGTTTTTTAATAATCTTAGGGTCAGTACCATAATCTTCAGATATCTGAAGGATACGTTCTTTACCACTTTTGGAGTTATATAATATCTTTAAATAACTCTCAGCTTCCAACTTAGAAACTTCATAGTGATTAGCTACCAATTCTACCAACCAACTCTCATACTTATCAGCAGTTTTTGGCTTCATATACTTCATAAAGTGTCTACCTTTTGGAAGTAAATCAATCATAGCAAGATACATTGCTTTTGGAGGTACTTCTTGCAAATATGGTTGTACAGCTGCTATTGTCTCAATCCACTCATACTTCATAGATAGAAAACGAAGAACCATATAGTTGCTCCAACTTTTACGGTCTGCTTCTTCTAATTTATCCCAATACTTTGGGTCTTGTTCATTAGTCACAGCTTTGATGTGGTCGAAGAGTGATTTAGGCATTGTTTTCAGCTGCTTTATTCTTATCCATTTGTATCAATGCTTTCAATTGTTCAGGCATCAGTTCCTCACATATCTCACCACAATTAGCACATAACATTACATCGATTGGTACTACCACATCTTGTGGTGTGCCTGTGATTAGTTTAGATATCTTACGAAACTTACCAGCCGTTACAAATACATCATCACCACAACTACCACATACAATTGGTTTTGATTTACCCAAATCGATTTGAGGTTGTCCAGTTGAATTAGTTGGTTGTGATTGGGTTGGCTTTTGTGGTTTCCCACCATTCATTCCTATTACTTTTGTTGCCATCTTAAATTAAGTTTAATATTTCGATTAATGTTGCTGCCATTGGAATCTCTTTATCAATAGCATTGAAGTGTCTACTCTGTCCTTCTGATAATGCGATGATTACATTCGCTGTATTTGATGGAGCGTATTCATCTACCTTCTCATACAACATAGTAAACAATTCCGAGAAATCAGTTACTCTACTATCTATGATAGCTTGTCTCATATTGGTATATTTATTTCTTTTATCATCTTTAGATTTAAGAATGTCCAACACTTTGGTTTTGTAATCATTCTCCAACAAATTCTGAGTATCCACTTGTAACTTACCTTTGTTTGAGTTCAATTGACACGTATTGATAATCTTACGAATATCAGGATACCCAGCATCAATAATTGGAACTAAATCCTTTGGTTCAAACGTTACACCTTCTGCTCCCAAAATCTTTGATATTTGAACTGCAACATCTTTTTTAGTTGGAGGTACAATTTGGAAAGATTGGCAACGAGATTGAATTGGTTCAATTACCTTCTCAACATAGTTACAAGTCAAAATGAATCTACAATGTTGTGAGAACGTTTCCATTAAGTTACGAAGAATTGCTTGTGCGTTTGGGGACATATAATCAAACTCATCTAAGATGATTATCTTCCACTTTTTGAATCCCATTGAGGATGCAAAGTTCTTTACCTTATTACGGACTGTATCCACATTGTTTTCATCAGATGCGTTGATTACCATATAATCACAATCAACCGATTTTACGATTAGCTTAGCCAATGTGGTTTTACCAGTACCAGCTCTACCATATAGTAAAAGGTGTGGTACATCACCACTTTCTAAGTAACCTTCTACTTTTGATTTTAGGTGTTCGTTACCTACATAATCAACTAACTTAGTTGGACGGTACGATTCCACCCATAAACTATTATCTACTTTTTCTTCTACGTTTTGTTCGAAAAATGCCATTTCTTATTTTTTGTTTTTATTATCTACCTACTTCACTCAATCTCTGAGCCTTAAAATCTTCCCAACTTACACCAACTCCATCTAAATAGAATAAGTGGTCGGTTTTCAATCTACCATCATCATGTAACTTAGAGTATCTCTTAATTGCTTGTCTCTTCCACCAATTGTTAATGTAATCAGTACCCTCTGAGAACTTCTTCTTCATTACCAATTCAGATTCTTCAATTTCTGAACGTAGGAACTCATTACCATTCTCATACATCTGAGCGAAATACACACCTCTTTTGAAACCATGATGATATTCAGATTGTTTGATACCACATTCTTTGAATATCTGTCCAAGAATCTTTTGTTTGATACCGCTTACAGGTCCACTAGCCCCCTTTCCGGTTCCCATAGATTCACCATTACGAATTCTTTCATTGGTGATTGCAGTTTGATACCAATCAGCACGATTCTCTTTAATCCATTGGTGCCAAGGTTCGTAGAATTCATCATCAGGTTTCAAAGAAATCTTCCCAGCGGATTCCCCCAACGTTTTGAAGTGAGGGATTCCGTTATACTGAGAATGTATTCCATAAAGGGAAGTTGTACCAACAGCTATCAATGTTTGCCCATACTTTCTTTTCCAATATTCCCTAACTTCGGGAACAGTAGTCATCATAGCAGTCAGTTTACCACCTAAGAAATTGTAACCTAAAGGTTGGGTACAAACAATAGTGGAAGCGATAGTTGTATAGTTCAACTTTCCCTTTTTGAATTTATCTTCTTTGGTCCATCCGATGTATTTATCTCTAACACCCATTGAAGTAACATCTGAAGCTAGGGATACCAATCCCAGCAATTTACCACTCGTCCTATCTTTGATAAAGATTTTCACATTACGACCAGGGTTAGCTGTCCAACTCATAGTGTGAATCATCCTACGAAGATGAGTCCACTTTGTAGATGCGTTTGCATCATCCTCAACTATCTCAACATAAGGGTCTAAAGATTCTATCTCTTTGATAGTTTGTTCCTTATTGTTGATATCAGTTGGTTTCCATTGGAAATCGTAAAGAGTAGCGATTTGGGATTTATCTCGAATCATAGAATCCTCTTGCAGCGCAACCCACTTTTTGTATAATGTTTGCTCTTCTACACTCATTGTCATAAGGTAGTCCATATTTTCAATGAGTTTTCTTTTCTCATCTTCAAATACAAATTCAGGTTTTTGCGGTTCGGTATCCCAAAAGCTCATATGTTTCTTCTTTTAAATGTTATTACTTAATTTCGACAAGATAGTAATTACTTACATAATCTCCTTCAGTAAATGCTACTTTAGCCAAACCTTGCGAAGAGATTTCCAAAGATGAGGTTGATGAACCTTTGTTTGCTAATAAGATAGCTTTTAGATATTTTGCTGAGAATGCGATTGGTTTCACATCTCCTTCACACTTACAATCAACTGAGATAGAAATTCTATTTGAGTTAATTGAAGAAT